CCTCGACGAAATGACTAAGGCAGCTGTCAGTAATGACATCCGTGCTATGATTGTTTCGGGCCCGCCGGGCGTAGGCAAGAGCTTTGGTGTTGAGAAAATCATCGAGCAAAGCCAAATGTTTGATAAAATTGCAGGTAAACGTCTGCGTACAGAAGTTGTAAAAGGTTCTGCTACACCTATCGGCCTGTATCAAACTTTGTACAAGTACAGCGACAAGAACTGTGTCTTAGTATTTGATGACTGCGACAGCATCTTGCTTGACGATGTTGCACTTAACCTGCTGAAAGGTGCACTGGACTCTGGCAAAAAGCGTAAGATTTCGTGGCTTGCCGACAGCAGCGTACTGCGTCGTGAAGGCATCCCAGATAGCTTTAACTTCAACGGTTCAGTGATTTTTATTACGAACCTTAAGTTTGACAAGATGAAATCGCAAAAACTGCGCGATCACTTGGATGCGCTACAGTCGCGTTGCCACTACTTGGATTTGACACTGGACACAATGCGTGACAAAATCTTGCGTATCAAACAGATTGCCGACGACGGTCTATTGTTTGCAGATTACGACTTTGAGCAAGAAACGCAAGACGAGATCATCGATTTTATGACTGAGCACAAAGTCAAGTTCCGCGAAATGAGTCTGCGTATGGCGATCAAAGTAGCAGACCTGCGCAAGAGCTTCCCAGCAAAATGGAAGGCAATGGCACAAATGACTTGCATGAAGCCAGCGTAAAATATTCTTATACGCTCGCAAGGGCGTATAAATTACTGTAGTAGGGGATGTATCATGCGTAAACTTATTAAAGATCGGCTGTTAGCGATTTGGTGCAACGAGTTAGAAGATCTGCATGATATCAGTGCAAGCGAATTTAGTGATCTCAGTGACGACGACCTGCTGGATCTATACGACGAGGTTTTTGGTTTTTCCGGGTAGCACAACTGCCCGCAGCGTGCCACTTTAGCTCCTCCCGGCATACTGTTAATAGGCACTTCGGTGCCTATTTTTTTGACTATCCTACAAAAAAAATGTATAATATATAATGGACTATACACATTTACATATAGAATTGTCAAATAATATTAATCTTAAATTTCGATTGCTTGATACGCCATTAACACATTTATGGTTAGAACGTATGACACTACGAAATTTTTATAATTTAGATCATCCTGACAGATTTTATGGGTTTGATTCTGAATTAATCGAATCATCTCGCGCAATAAATACAATTAATCGTTGTATTGAAGTAATTAATTTGCACGAGCATATTATTTTCAGATCGGTTAACGATATAAATGATCAAGACACCTTAAATTATTTGCATAACATATTTGAAAAATATCACGGTTTACTTAATCAACAAAATCATCACTATTGGCTTCGTGCTCCATTGGAAGTAAAGAAAGCATTAGCGGAATTAAACTTAGCAGTACATCGGTGCGAATCAGTAGCAAGAGGAACGAAACCTCGATTTGTATGCACTTGGTTTGGACTTCCTAAGACTGAAACTTTACCTCCAGGTTTAATTGAAAATTTTGGAAAATTAAACCCTTCATGGGGTAGTGTGTGTATAAATTATGCAGAAATTGGAAAAACTTTAGAAGATCTTACTAAAGATAATGATAGATATATATCAGACGATGCTTTTAAACCCTTTCGTCATTTTTCGGCAGATTTTGTAGTCAGATTTTATGAAGATACTGAAGATGAAATGTCTTTGCTAATAGAAAATATGAAATCATATTATAATTTACACAAAGAATTTTTTAATAGCCGAGGATATACTAAATTCAGTGATCCGCAATTATTGCCTTATCGATTGGTAGTAGCTGAGCTAGACGAGAGAAAACCACAACGAGAATTGCTCAACGAAATAAAAAATAATCAATTAGTAACAAAGGTATATCTACAATGAAACAATGTTGCATTACAGTATTAGATGAAGTCAATATTAAGATCGAAGGATTAGATCTTGATACTCGTCGTTCTCTAGTTAAAAAATTCAAATATATGAATCCGGCAGCTAGATACTTACCGGCAGTTAGACTAGGGCGGTGGGACGGATGTATACAGTTTTTCCAGTTAGGTGGCAGTAGTTATGTAAACTTGTTGCCAGAAATCATACCCTTATTAGATGCAGATGGCTACGACATCGATCTAGATGATCGCAGAACCTATTCAACTGCATTTGAATTCGCCTTAATGGCCGAGGATACGTTCAGTGACCGAACATGGCCTAAAGGACATGAACGGGAAGGACAACCGGTAGTACTGAGAGATTATCAAGTAGAAATCATCAACGAGTTCTTGCGTAATCCACAAAGTCTTCAAGAGATTGCCACAGGCGCAGGTAAAACACTTATCACCGCAGCATTGAGTTGGCAAGCTGGACATTACGGGCGGTCGATTGTTATTGTGCCCAACAAAAGTTTAGTTACGCAAACAGAAACAGACTATAGTAACTTGGGATTGGATGTTGGTGTTTACTTTGGCGATCGCAAGGAGTGGGGACGACAACACACTATCTGTACATGGCAAAGTCTGAATATATTGTTAAAGAATACTAAATCGGGAGCAGCTGATTGTACCATTGGTGATTTTCTTGAAGACGTGGTCTTGGTCATGGTGGATGAATGTTTTTCTGGTGATAGTAAGGTATTAACTACTACTGGTTACAAAGCAATTAAAGATATGCAACAAGGTGATAAAGTTATTAACTATTCTGAAACTACAAAAGAATTCAAAGTAGATACTGTAATTAAACAACATAAAAATCTTACTGATTTGCACAGTGAAAAAATGTATGAATTAGAATTTGATAATGGTATTAAAATACAAGTTACAGGAAATCATAAATTCTTAACTAATTTAGGCTGGTGTCGAGCAGATGAATTAACTATTAGCCATGAAATAATAAATAAAACATAAATACATATAACTAAAGCAAAGGTATTTATGAAAATACAATATAATAAATGGGTAGAATTATTGAATACTAAGCTGGTAGAACATAACCAATCTATTAGAGTAATTGACTACTCGTGTAATACATTAACATTGTCAAATGGTGAAACATTGCAGGGTAATAAGTTTGAAAAGTTCAAAAAACGAGTTATGAATAAAAAGACTGATTTATGGGTTGACAATATAGATAAACTTGTAAATGGTACTATTACTGAAACAGAAATAAAATCTGAATTAGCATCAATTGGCGGCAAATCTGTGCAGAAAAAATATGGTAGTATTATCAAACAAAATCTCAACACAGGCACGTCGTGGAACGCTGGGACCAAAGGACAAAATATTGGCACGTTGGGCCCAAGGTCTCAAACAGTTAAAGATAAAATTAGTAAAAAAAATTCTGGCACGAATAATGGAATGTACGGCGTTAAAATGTCGGATGATGCCAAAAAGATTAGATCAGATTTAATGAAGAAAAAAATACTACTTGGGGAATTTACCCCTAACAGTAATAACAGAAATACTCATTGGGATTCAACATTTAATGGTAAGAAATATAGATCAAGTTGGGAGGCATTGTACCAGTACATTAATCAATCTGCCGAATATGAAAAATTAAGAATTGAATATACATTTAATGGAGTTACAAAAATATACATAGTTGATTTTATAGATCATACAAACAAACAACTTATAGAAGTTAAACCAAGAGAATTGTGTACCGGGGAACAATTTCAATCAAAAATGTCGGCATTATCTGAATGGGCAAAAACTTACAACTATAAAATAATAATAGTTGATAAACAATGGTTACAAAGTCAATTGGTAGAAATTGATTATACAAAATTTGATGATAATACAGCAAAAAAAATAAAGGCATTGTATGAAATTGATAAAAAGAACTGAGATAAACAAGCCACAAGAAGTATATAATTTACATATAGAAAATGATCACAATTATATTGTAGAAGGTGCAGTAGTATCCAATTGCCATATGGCCAAAGCTGATGCACTCAAGACACTATTGACCGGCGTAATGGCACATATACCAATTCGTTGGGGACTAACCGGTACTGTACCCAAAGAAGATTTTGAATTCCAAGCATTACATGTCAGTCTAGGACCTGTTGTTGGTAGACTTAAAGCACACGAACTGCAAGCGCAAGGAGTACTGGCACAATGTCATGTGAACATTGTGCAGCTTCAGGACTATGTAGAGTATAAAGATTACCAAAGCGAACTAAAGTATCTTGTGACCAATACTGACCGTGTAGCGTACATTGCTAAGATAGTAGATAAAATCAAAGACTCGGGCAATACCCTTATCCTGGTAGATCGTATTGAAACAGGTAAGATATTACAAACATATATGAGTGAATTGTTTAGTTTGTTATCGGATCGGCCCGATGTGGTGTTTGTGTCTGGTGCGACCAAAGCAGCAGATAGAAAGGAAGAGTACGACGAAATTGCTACAGCAACTAACAAGGTCATTATCGCCACATACGGTGTTGCTGCTGTCGGTATTAATATTCCTCGCATATTTAATTTGGTTATGTTGGAGTCTGGGAAGAGCTTTACCCGTGTGATACAAAGTATCGGACGAGGTATTCGCAAAGCCGAAGACAAAGACTTTGTACAGATTTGGGATATAACCAGTACCTGTAAGTTCGCTAAACGGCATTTAACTAAACGTAAAGCATTCTATAAGGAAGCCAATTATCCGCATACAGTTGAAAAACTTACATGGAAAGATTGACCTTACCTACTGATTACTGTATAATTAACATATGAGAATACTACAATTAGATCAAAACCAGGCTTACGATTTAGATACGCTACCAGAAGAAGTTGAGGATATGCGTTTTGCTATACTCGATAATAGCGATCCTAGCAATCCGGACTATCACTATATACCGTTAATCTTTTTAGAAAGTTTTAATAGTCCGGCACTTGTGCTGCAAATTGGCGATCACACTATTAAGATGCCAATGGATTGGCGTATATTAATTGGCGAACCCGATTCGGGAGACTTGGAAGTTCTGCCATTAACCAGTATAAATGATCGCGGGTTCAAAGTATTTCAGTTTAATCCGCTAAGTAGTTTTAGTCCCACATTTCCGGATATTGAAATAGTAGACGTTTATCACGACGTATCTTGGTATGCACCAAAATTAAAAAATGGACAGATGATAGCAGTACCTTTAGACGATAGCCCTAAACCAGAATGTGTTTATTTCGTCAAAGATATTAGCCGCAATTGTGAGATCGTCGATTACGCCAAAGCCTGGTGACTATGTTATAGTAGTATATGGGGTATTTGTTTTGTAAATACATAGCTGATAGTTCTTATAAACTGTTAGTGCAAGTGGATGTTAGCAGCATCGTGACTTGCAACAATATTTATTCAAAGGCATGGTAATATGAAACAATACGAAAACAATTCAAACCACGTACCAAAGATAGTAGCTAATATTGTAGATAAAAATGATGCTCGTAAAAACTCAAGAATTTCGTCTTTGGAGCAACAAATAGAGGATCAAGCTGCAACTATCAGACGTATGGGGAAAGACATTGTACGCATCAGAGAGATTATTAATCAGGTAGCCGCGAGAATTAAATGAGTAAAGAAATAGATCGCTACAAACATTCAAAGCGTATTGCACGTAAGATGGCCCACATTGTTAGACAAATGGGCATACGTCAGGCGCATGCTTTTAATATAAGCAGTGCCGACCAAGTGGGGGACTACGATAACCCACATCGCTATCACAAAGTATCTGGCATGACCTGTGGCGATAGTCGTTGTGCAATGTGCGGCAATCCTCGCAAGTTTTTCAACGAACGTACCTTGCAAGAACAACGGCAGATGCAGGATGTAGATGCTACACGTGATCGACACAGTAACGGAGTTCCGTCGGAGGACAACGAATGATTATTGTAGCATATCCATGTGCCACTGGCGGAAAATTTTTAGCAAGTTTAATATCACTTATACTTCATAACAAAGCTAATAAAATTTTAAAAAACGGTAGCTTGCACGGTACTCCAAATGGATTTGTACAGTACGATGTTAAAAATACTAGTACCGGCGAAGGTTTTTTAGAAGCCGAATGGGAAGGATTTCAAGAATTTTTGTCTACAATTGCTCAATCTGAAGATACAGTAATAGTAGGTCATATGAGAAATTTAGCACCAGTTATCGAAACATATGCAGATGCTAAAATTATTTACATTACTGTGTCTAGCGAAGAATGGAAAGATGTTCAAGAGCAAAACTTTATTAAAAAAGTAATGCGAGCTTTTTGGAAACCTCGTTGGTATAAGATATTCTGTCCACCAGGAGGACCAGAATTTGACCCCAATATTGACAATATGCCTCAATCATTTATTGATGGAATCCTAAAGATAAATCGTAATTATTTGGAAACTTGGCAGTATAATTTACCAATCGCAACAGAAAGATTGCTTAACTTAGACATCTCGTGTATAATGAATCCAGAGATGTTATTGACAGATTTGATTAAATTTTTACAAGTTGAAATTTCAGAAGAAAGATATCTATTAGCATCAGACTTTATCAATGAATATGTAAAAATAAACGAATATGACAACCGACAAACTTAATATTGCCAATGAAATGCGTCAGTTCGATCTAAAGAATCGAGATTTTTACAACGAACTTACCGCAGAAGAACTCAAAAAGTTCAGCAACTTTCTAATGATACGATGGGGATCCAGTGTTCGGGGGTCTCGAGAATTGCAAGAGTATTATGTACAGAGTTGCAATCATTATTTGAATAAACACTTCTTTGGTCTTAGTCGGCATCCTAAATTACAATGGCTATGTGCTACCGCAGTTAGTCCTGGGATGGGCGCACATAGGCATCAATGGATTGCCCCAAAGAAGAAAGAAGCAGGCACCGGCTCACTTAAAAAGCAATTAGCTGATTTATTTCCTAATATGAAGGACAACGATCTTACTATGCTGGCTAATATGACAACCAAAAAGGAACTTGATCAATATATCAAGGACCACGGTAATGAAGTTAAGAAATGAAATTTGAATGTCAATATTGTAAAAAATCCTATGCTAAAGAAAGCACATTGATGGTGCATGTGTGCGAGCAAAAGAAAAGATATCAAAGTCAAAACGAAACAGGTATACAAATAGGTCTTAGGGCCTATATACAATTTTACGAAATGTCACAGGGTGCAGGTAAGAATAAGACATTTGACGACTTTGCTCATAGTCCTTATTATAGAGCATTTTCTAAATTTGGACAATACTGTGTTAGCATACGTGCTATTAATGTTCCGCAGTTTACTCGCTGGCTACTTAAAAATAATAAAAAGATTGACTATTGGTGCAAGGACAGCGTTTACGGTGAGTATCTGCAGGAACATTTACGTGTAGAAAACCCACTGGATGCACTACATAGATCAATTGAAACCGGCATTCGATGGTCTCAGGAAACAGGAAATCCTGCACACGACTATCTACGTTACGGAAACGATAACACATTATGTTTTGCTATTGTAACTGGCAGGATAAGTAGTTGGGTATTATACAACAGCACATCGGGCAAGGAATTCCTAAATCGAATCGGTACCGAACAAGTATCAATGATATGGCCCTTCATTGACACAGACTTCTGGCAGAAAAAGTTTAAAGATTATCTCGAAGATGTAGACTATGTCAAAGATATGCTTGACCAGGCAGGATGGTAATGTTCAACTCTCAGCCGTTTATCGAACACAAAGATAGTATACTTGTAAAGACTAAACAAGTGTTGTTGACCTACGATGATGTTTTTAGATCATTCATGTCTTGGGCATATTTCTTAAAGAAGGTAGCCCCAACAGGGAATCTTGCGCTAGCAATGCCCAACTGTGTAGAATCTCATGTGTTATTTTTGGCTGCTTTACAATGCCATAATATTATTATGTTCGATTCGGCTCTACTCAGAGTATCCCCGGATTTAATTGATAGATTAGATATTGATCATTTGTTAACATTTGATGAAAGTTTAGTAGTTAATAGTAATAAAATTTTAATCAAACAACACGAAGTATTGAGCTATAAAGTAGATCCTGTCTTGTATCCTACACCGACTGATAATACAATGGTTCTTATATCTAACGGAACTTCCGGAACTGCTAAAGCAGTTAAGTTTAATTCAGAAGAAATTCTTGGATACAGTAAATCTCTGTTAACAAAAACTCAAATTACAGCTTCAGATTGTTTATATAACATGCTTCCTTATCATAGAGGGTTTGGGCTTATTAAAATTTTTAGTGCAATTGAAACTGGTAGTTCATACTATATCCCGGATTCTGCCGACTATAAAAATGTAATTGAAGATATCAATCGGCATGGCTGTACATGGGTCTGCGCTGTACCGAACTTAGCCAGAATTATGATCAAGGGTTCAGACACTTTTCATAGTCGATTCAGATTCATCATGGTCGGAGGCGATCTAGTTAGCGCAGAACTATGTCGAGATTTTAGAAATAAATTTGGTATTAATTTATTAGCAGATTACGGATTAACTGAAGGTGCAACTGTTAGTGTAGGTACCTTGTTAGATCATCGAGATGGTGCAGTAGGTAAAATTGATCCTTCAACTGTAAAGTTTGGAGAGGATAACGAAATATTTGTTTCGCCTAAATGGTTTACCGACGGTAGATGGGTAGCAACCGGTGATGTCGGCGAGTTGGATCAAGACGGATTTTTATGGTTTAAATCACGTAAAAAAGACATTATTAAACGACAAGGTAAAACAATATATCCGGCAGAGTTAGAAAGTCATTTAGAAAAACTAACCGGTACGACTGAACTGGTTGTGTATAATGACGGCAAAAACAATAAAGGAGACAGAATCGGGATCGTATACTCTGGTTCGATAACTGAGAAAGAACTCAAAGATTATTGTACTGCTAATTTGCCCGTCGAATACTACCCTAATCGTATTATAAGATTAGATGAAATCCCGATGTTTAATAACAAAATAAGTCGAGCCAAATTGAAAGATTATGTTGATCAACTCCAATAATTTACCTGTTCGCATAATAGGGTTAGGCGCAGTCTCTACAGATCTATTAGATTTTCTTAAACAGGAAAATCTCCCGGTTAGTTCAATTAGATTTGAAGAAGTTCAGCAAGATAATAATTCTCATATGTATCAATACCTAGTAGGTATTCTAGGAGTTCTATCATTCCGTAAGCAAGTGCTAGATTGGCTTGACAATTCAGGATTACATTCGCCTGTTTACATACACAGTCGATCATATGTAGTTGATGAAAACTGTTTGGGGCCAGGATCTATTGTATTTCCAATGGCATCAGTTTTTAAGGGAAGATTAGGAAAACACACGTTTATTGCACCAAATTGTCATTCTGGGCATAACATAGTATTAGATGACAGGTGTGTATTATTACCGGGATCAATTATATGCGGGTCAGTTAATCTGGCAGCTAATACTTTGCTTCAAACTAATTCTACAATCAAGGACAATGTAACTATTTCTGTACCAGGAGTAAACATACTGCCTAATGCATTAGTCACTAAAAATATTAATATAGTTGGTACCTACGGAGGTGCACCTGCTAGACGTATCAATACCAATGGTTGTTTAGAGATTTCAAATAATGAAAATTAATATAGATACACCCGAATGTGCAGCAATGGATATATTCACAAGATTAAACTCGTATTATCAGAGTCTAAGTACTTCCTTAGATTCCGAACATACTATAATGTTTAATCAATACAGCCCAGATAATAATATTAATATCTTAGTAGCTAATATGCCTGAAGAGGTCAACGATTATAGTCCATACGATCTAATATTGTTGTGTAACAACTTAGAATCATATACAATTGGTACTGAAGTTATTAAAGATAATATTGATCTTCCTAATGCTTTCTTGTTGTCGCAAAGCCATGTAACCGACGATCATCCTCTCAAAAAGAAATTGATCTGGACACCGGCGGCAGTAATCATGTCTCATAGTAGGCATATGAGTTTAGATTTTATCTATCCTCAGTCATATTATCTAAGCCAACATAAAAATACTCCCAAAAATAAAAATATAGCATTAATTAATGGAGAGAACAGAAGTTGGAGACATTTCTTTGTAGAGCAAGTTAGGGCGCAGATTCCTAACTTGCACATCTTGTCAAGAGTAAGCAATAAAGTACATGAGACCGCATATGCTTATTTTGAATCTCCAGAAGATTACGAGTTTAGGGAATTCGTAGAAAATCTATATCAAGATCAAATTGATAGAACTGCAACAACATCCTATTATAATGATTTAAAACATGTTGGGGTAAATGGAGAATATGGAATCGTTCTTCCTGGTTACTTTCCCTTACCGGAATATTTTGAGTATCGTTGTATAGTATGGCCCGAATCATCCTGGGCCAACGATGATCTTACTATGAATGAAAAAATTATCAAATGTTTAATGTATGGTGCAATGCCGTGGCCCGTTGGGGGATCAAATGTCAATGCCCAATATAATCAATTAGGATTCTATACCGCTTGGAATCTGCTGCCTGAACAGTTACAATCATATGATAGCATCAAGGATCATAGACTTAGATATCAAAAATTAGTAGAAGCTATTAGCTGGGCAAACAATCATCCTGAGATATTCACCGGCGAACAGTACGAAAAATATGTTAGACAAAACTTTGAAAATATTATCAGATTTGCACCTGTGCTGGACTCGATGTCATATTTGGACAAAATTATAAATGAATTTTCACGCTGATATTGATTTAGATTTTCCAGATAGGAATGCAGTTATGGATTTGATACAATGTGTCTCTGCACGGCAAACAGTTGATGGTCAAGTTAGAAATCATAATAGTGGAGTGTACGTTAATAAGATTCCGTATGATCCTGTTAATCGATGCGCAGCAATAGACTATACCGAAGCCGACCAGAGAGGATATATCAAGCTGGATTTTCTAAACATGCATGTTTATAAACTAATTGAAAGTCCAGAGCATTATGAATCATTATTAGCACAAGAAACTGATTGGACTAGATTGTGTCTAGATTCTGAATGGGCCAAACAGTTAGTACATGTAGGTAACTATACAGAATTATTGCGAACAATGAAGCCTGACAGTATACAGCGTATGGCAGCATTTATATCTATTATTCGTCCTGGTAAAGCCCATTTACAGAATCGTCCCTGGGCTGAGGTTTTTGCCAGTGTGTGGGATGGTGATACCAGCCGTGGATACACATTTAAGAAAAGCCACGCAATTGGATATGCAATGTTAGTACAATTGCATATGAATCTACTAAGCTCTACCCCACTTTCCTCACAAGAGTAATAGATTTTCTCTTGGTTTTTCTGGTAGTTAATTCAGACAGGCTACATACTGGTCCGCATAGTATTGAAAGATCCTTGTTGGCAAAGGTGCGTCTGTACTCGCGAAATGGCTCCCATTCTTTCTTTAGAAATATGTTAATTGGGATGCTACGATTGCTTTCCCACCACCAGATATTTGCCAGTTCAATAAACAGCAATTTAAGATCATTGTCAATGATATTGCCAAAATCATATATGGTGGTAATTGTATCGTCTTGATTCTGTATAATACCCACGTATTCTACGTTGGCATAAACACACAAAGACATAAACGGATACTTCTCAGATAGTTGTTGTATTATATTGTTACCCATAAATATTAAAGGAGATTTCTAATGTACGCCACCACTGCCTATTTATACCAACAAATTCAAACGGTTTTATTGATAGACACCA